GTGCGCAACGATGGACGCTTTGATTTAATTATCGTGGACGAAGCTAACGCATACAAGAACCCATCGACTCGCAGATGGAAAGCGCTTGCATCTATTCTGAAACCTGAAACATACTTGTGGATGATGACAGGAACACCGGCGTCGCAATCTCCCGTAGATGCGTACGGCTTAGCTAAACTTGTTAATCCAAACAATGTGCCTAAGTTTCAAACGGCTTGGCGTGATAAGGTGATGAACAAGCTCACGATGTTTAAGTGGGCGCCAAAGTCGAATGCTAAGGATATGGTCTTTGAAGCGCTTCAACCGGCAATACGTTTTACCAAGAAGCAATGTTTAGATCTACCGCCAGTTGTTACCGTTACGCGTGAAGTCCCAATGACTCCGCAACAAAACAAATACTACAAAATGCTCAAAGAGCAACTCATGGTCAAAGCGGCAGGGGAAGTTATCAGCGCAGTCAACGCAGGGGTTGCAGTCAACAAGCTACTACAGATCTCTTGTGGTGCGGCGTATACCGATGAGAAAGAAGTTGTCGAGTTCGATGCTAAGCCAAGGCTTAACGTGCTTGAGGAGATCCTAGAAGAGACAGATCGCAAGGTCATTATCTTCGCACTCTTTAGATCAAGCATAGACGCTATCGTGACGCATCTACGCAAAGCCGGTTACGGCGTGGACACTATTCATGGTGACGTCTCAGCCGGTAAGCGTGGCACAATCATTAAAGATTTTCAGACAACCGATGCAGTCAAAGTTCTTGTCATGCAACCACAAGCTACGGCACACGGGATTACCCTGACAGCCGCAGACACCGTAGTGTTTTTTGGCCCGCTAATGTCTGTTGAAATGTATACACAATGTATCGCCCGCGCAGACCGTAAAGGCCAAGACTCAGACAAGGTCACCGTGGTTCATATAGAGTCAAGCCCTATCGAGAAAAAACTATTCACCGCTATGAATACCAAAGTTAACGACCACTCGTTGCTTGTAGGTCTATTTGATAGCGAAGTAAAAAATATTTAAAAGGAGGTTACAAAGCAGTTTTTTTCGTGTATCATTGTTAAACATTAGACAAAAAAGGAGAAGTAAAATGAGCGATTCGCAGGAAGATCTGTCGGCTGTCCCAATGGACAAGTTGGCTAAAGTGTATCGAAAGATGCAAGCTAAGATTCAAGAGTTGACGACCGCATACGAGAACGAAGTTGAGGGCATCAAAGCGCAACAAGAACTTGTTAAGAACGCACTCAAAGATCAAATGCTTGTACTCGGAGTTAAGTCTGTAAAGACTGATCAAGGCACAGTATCGCTGTCTACCAAGACACGCTACAACGCATCAGATTGGGACGCATTCAAAGAGTTCGTAAAAGAACATGATGCGCTCGATCTTTTTGAGAAACGCATTGCCCAAACTAACATGGCAAAGTTTCTTGAAGAGAATCCCAAGCTATTACCCCCCGGCTTAAACTCACACAGTGAGTATGCCATTTCAGTTCGTAAACCAACATAAGGAGAAGACATGAGTAATATTGCTCTGTTTGATGGGGCTAAAGTCCCAGCGTTTGCCGCAAAACGCGAAGGTAAGTCAGCGCTTGCACAGGCGCTTGGAGGTGATGATTTCGGTAAACGTATCTCTATCAAGGGTGGCGTGTTCCGTTTGATGTCTAGCGGTAAAGAGATTGCCAACATTGAGGAGCGCTACCTTGATGTGGTGTTCGTTAATGCGGCGCCCAAGACAAGTCGTGTATGGTACGCAAAACCGTACGACGGCGAGGCACAACGTGCTGATTGTTGGTCTGCCGATGGCGAGACACCAAGCCCTGATTCTAAAGATCGCCAAGCGGATCGTTGCATGGAGTGTCCCAAGAACGTGACCGGGTCTGGTCAAGGTGATTCTAAGGCTTGCCGTTTCCAACACCGTATTGCTGTGGTTCTTGCCAACGACATCGAAGGCGACGTACTGCAAGTTGCTATTCCCGGCGCATCTATCTTTGGTGACGGCGAGAAGAACGAGATGCCTTTGAAAGCATACGCTCGTTGGTTAGCGGCTCAAAGCGTTGACCCTGAGATGGTCGTGACTCGTATGAAGTTCGATACATCTGCTGAGTCTCCCAAGTTGTTCTTTAAGGCAATGCGTTGGTTAGAGCAAGAGGAATATGACGCCGCCGCTAGACAAGGCAAAACACCTGACGCACTTGCGGCGATTACATTCTCTGTTCCCAAGACAGACAAGGTTGCGGCTCCTATTGCTATCGACGGCAAGAAGCCAACTAAGGTTGCTACACCTGAGCCAAGCATTGAGGAAGACGAGGATGAGGCACCACCTCCACCACCCAAGAAGGCGAAAGCCAAGGCTAAGGTAGAAGCTCCTGCCGAAGATGATGTTGACGAACCAGTTGTTGTCAAGCAAGAAAAGAAAGCGCCCGCAGCTCCTGCCAAGGCAAGCTTAGCTTCTGCTATTGACGATTGGGACGATTAATTAAATAAGGGGGCATGCGCCCCCTTTAAGGAACATCATGGCATATTCACCGCAAGTAATTGAAACCGTAAAGAAGGCGCCTAAGACTCTTGGCAATCAGCTAGGACGATGGGCGCTTCATCTTGAATTCCCCGTGACCAAAGTAGCCAAAGCGACAGGGGCGACACGCCAATCTGTCTACAACTGGTTCGCAGGAGGCGAGGTCTTTATTGCCTACCGTCCCCGCGTTGAGTCCCTCTTAAAAATTTTACAGACCTCTCCCACAAAAGAAGAGGCATGGAGAAAAGCATGCAAGTCATTCCGCCTAGAAATCTGACGAACTCCGAACTCATCCGCTACGCCGCAGATGTCCTTGGAGCACACACAGATCTACCCCAAAGTATTCAGATTGAATTGCTAAGACGTTTCTCTGCGCTCAACCCGCCCGACGAGTTCCCGCCTAAAGATCCAAAACAACTCGAACTGTTTCCCCAATAATCCAAGGACACGCATGACTCCGCAAGACTTTCTCGCGGCTGTACTACCGTCTTCGGGTAATGGGTTGTACTGCGCCGTAGAATTAACAAAGAGGAATGAACACGTTTTCGCTAACACGATTGACGAACTTCTACCTGACATAGACAAGTGGCACGCTGATAACTCTGATGTGTACTTTGCCTTATCAACATTCGATAAGCTAGAGCGCAAAGCTGAGGCGGCGCAAAACATTAAAGCTTTCTTTATTGACATGGATGGCTATACAACCAAGAAGGATGCGGGCTTTGCGCTTGCCGCTTTCATGGCAAAAACTAGCATGGACAAGTTGGGGCGACCTTACATTGTTGGATCTGGTGGCGGACTTCATGTTTACTGGGCGCTGACCGAGGCTATTCCTGTTACTGTTTGGAAACCTGTTGCTGAGAACTTCAAACGTCTTTGCAAACAAGAGGATCTAAAAATCGACATGACGGTTACGGCTGACGCGGCACGCATATTGCGTGTACCGGGCACAACCAATTTTAAGAAAAAGTATGGCACACCACGCCCTGTTAGGTTACTCAATTCTGGCGACACGTTATCTTTTGATGACTTTAAAACTTGGATTGAGCGGCATATCAAAGAAGAATTTAAAGCACCAGAAGTAGCACTGCCCGGCAAACGTCCTGAGCGTAAGACTCCGTCTTCGGTCAAACTGATAGAAAACTCTAAGAGTCTTTTTGCGCCCATCATAGAACGATGCAAACAGGTTGAGCATTACATTAAGAACGCGGCAGATGATGGCATGGAGCCAATTTGGAGAGGCATACTTTCATGGACAAAAGTGTGCACGGATGGGGATGAGCACGCACTAAAGCTGAGCGCCATGCACCCATATAACGAAGACCGTATGCGCCAAAAATTGGCAGAGATAAAAGGTCCGTATGCTTGCGTGAAGATGGACAGCGAGAATCCTGGCGTATGCGGCACATGCCCGCACTTTGGAAAGATTACAAACCCGTTAATATTAGGGAGAACTTTAGCTACTGACAACACGGCAAAAGTAATTTCGCTTAAACCTGTGGAGGAGTTTGACGAAGAAAAGGAATACGGCGCTGACCTAGAGGAAAGCGCACCAGATGAAGCAGATGAAGACCATAGTCCAACTGTGGTGCGTCCAGAGCCACCACGCGGATACAGCTATGGGGATAACGGTGGAATCTACTGTGAACGAGAAGAGGCAGATGCAGAAGGGAAGAAGCGTATTCGCCATATCGAGCTTGTACCCTATGATTTATTTGTAGTTGACTTGCTTAAACTTGAGAATGAACACATGGTGCACATGGCGGCGGTTCGTTCTGAAGGAGTTAAAACCCTTACATTCCCACAAAAAGCCGCCGTTAGTAAAGATGAAACTTTAAAAAACTTAGCCACGCATAACATTCTAGCTTCATACGGCGCGGGTAATGATAAGAACTTGTTTGACTATGTCCGAGCGTGTGTCAATCAAGCATCGGTAAATAAAAAGCCGATTGAGGTGCCACTTCAATGTGGTTGGCAGGATGACAATTCTTTTGTGTACAACTATAGAGTTTTCACTAAAGACGGACGGGAGACTACGATCCCTATGCCGGGGCTTGAGAATATTAATCGCAATACAAACAACAAGGGTAACTTAGATGAGTGGCGCGAAGTTTGGAATCTCTTTATTAAGCGCAAGATGAATACGCTTTTAGCGGTGGCTTTGGATTCGTTTGGTTGTCCGCTCATGCGTTTTACAGAGTTTGAAGGCTTTACTTGGGCACTTAGTTCTAACGCATCCGGTACAGGCAAGTCACTTACGCTCAGCGCAAAAGCAGGGGTCTGGGGTCACCCAATTCGCTACCGGACTGGTAAAGGTACATCTCCCGTTGCAATGCAACAAAGGGCAGGCTTACTAAAAAGCTTACCTCTACTTATTGACGAGATCACATCAACTCAGCGTAAGGATATGGAGTGGGCACCGACGTTTATCTTTGATTTTGCTGAATCCCAAGGTAAGGAGCGGATGGAGGCCAACGCCAACAAGGAACGCGTCAACAACAGTAACTGGGTTGCAACTTGTACTTTGACTTCCAATGAAGTGCTGACCGACTATATGGCAGGGGCTAGGAAGTTTAGTTCTAACGGAGAACTATTTCGGGTACTTGAGTACAACCCAACTCAGCGTCTGACATGGGAGCCAGAAGATCGTATCATTCTTAAAAAGCTTAAACGCAACTATGGTGTAGCCGGAGAAGCATGGATTCGTTGGCTTGTTAAAAACCAAGATATAGCTGAGAAAATGGTTCAGAAAGTTGGCGCAAGACTAATGCAGACAATGAATTTTGCTGACGATGAACGCTACTGGCATGCCGGTTGTACGACTGTCGTAGCCGCGTCAATACTTCTTGGCAACAAGTATGCAGGAATACTGGATGTGCCAGTCGATGCCATCATCGAAGCGCTACACGACTTAGTGAAGAAAGCTAGGAATGTGATTGCGTCTAATGTGAAGACAGCGGAGGATGTGCTCAGCTCCTATACCGGCGACAATTACGGAAGTTTTATCGTTATCAAGAAAAACGAAGGGCGTCTGCTATCCGCATGGGGGTCGGGAGACACCATCGACAAGTCGCTTACCCGGTCCAAGGTTCGTGGGCGTGTAGAGCATGAGATTATTGCCAACGGTAATGTCGAGTACTACATTGAGGAACAGCTTCTTAAGCAACATTGCATTGCCATGAGCTTTAGCTACGCTGACTTTAAGGCGCAGATCAGCAAGCAGTACACGGTAAAGCATACCAAAAAAGATATGCTTGCCAAGACGAACGGTCCGTCCATGCGGGTCAACGTATTGCACATCACCATGAGGACCGAGGATGTTGAAGAACTACAACTGGGAGAACTTAAAGCCGGGTGAGGGGATTTTCCTTCCTGCTATTGATGTGATGAAAGCGCGGGAGATGGGGCTTCGTGCCGCCATCATGCCCCGCAAACAAGTCTACGCTAAGATCGGCATCAAGGACGGTCTTATTGGGGTGCTTTTCTTTCGGCGAAAGCAAGGAAGTGTTTAGCGTAGTCTTCTTTCATTTTGTGAAGTTGTTCTAGGCGTGCGTCTTTTTGCTCCGTTGTCAGGGTTGGAGAAGCCGTTACCATGCGTTCTTGCTTGGCAATAGTGCCTAAGTACTTCTCGGCTTGCCCTGACGTGGTTGCCATAGACAATTGGTTGGCATAGTTTTGTGCAAACGCGTGAGCTTCTGCACGACGACCTTCTTCAATCATTTTATTGTATGTGCCCTTGGCTTGCTGAATCTGCGTCATCATGGCGTAGGCTTCATCTAAGGTACCTCTACCCTCAACAGGTTGGAACAAGTTACCAATGAAAGGCATTTGGCTTAAGGTCTTGGTGGGCTCAGCGATAGTTGCTTTAGTATCAGACGCCAGTATCGGATTGGCTAATTGTGTCAACGCGATACCTAGACTGCCGGTGTAACCACGGATCAAGTAGTCAAGCACGATAGGGCTAACGTCTAGCGTGTGTCCGATTGCTTTGGAAATTTCTGTCGTGTTTGCACGTGCACGTTCACCGGCTATTTGTTTCTTCTCTGCTTGAGACTCTATGTCCCCGCTAAAGAATGAACGTCCAAGCGCAACTTCTGTTGCAGGTTTAATTGCTTGTGGCAAGCTAAACGGATTAGACTGCGCGAGAAGTCTGCCCATACCAAGCACCGCTTGTGAAGCTTCTTGATCTCCCGCAGATGCATTCATGATTGCCTCTGGCAACGCTTTAAACAAGTAGCCAAGTTCAAAGGGGATTGGTACTTTAAGCATGTCTTTCTGACCGGGAATCGGTATAAACCAGTTACTCAAGCGCTCCTCTGGTTTGGCGCTCTTGTAGCCGTCATCATCCTGCATCATGGATGCGTACGCCATAGTACCGATAGCAAGCATCGTACCGCGTGCCCAAAGTTTTTGCTTGATCTTTAATTGCTCGTTGAATGGCATCTCACCTTTGAAGGCACGGTACAGAACATCCAGACCTTGAATCTGAGCGTTAAAGAACGGCACGATTGTGGAGACAACTTGCATACTTGGAGACAATCCGCGACGGCTAAAGTTCATGGACTCAAGTGTGCGTAGCAAAGCTTGTTGCTCAGACATGCCTTTCTTTAAAGAGTCTTCGTAAATCACGGCACGAGTAGCGGCGTCGCCTTGCATAGCAAATGCGTCGGCTTTGGCAAGCAGTTTTTCCCAACCACTTTTACCTGTGCTTATTTCACGGAGCATACGCACCATGTCTTCTTTACCGCCAGTAATCACGTTACTGCTAATCGCGCCAGCTTCCATCAAACGTTTCTCAGCCTCGCTACGACCCGCCACCATCTTAGCAAGTTCTTTCATAGAAGCAAGTACAGGTGTGGCATCTGTGCCGGTTGTCAACCAAGCATTCAACGGATCGCGTACAACTTGGCGCAACGCATACGCAGGGTTACGTGTAACAAACTGGCGTAAGATGTTCGCAGGGTAGCCAAGCATCTTGACTGCAACCGGTATTGAGGTCTTGATACCTTCCATGCCTTTAACTATTAACTCAGCGGGGATGCCGTAAACGTCATTATCAATAACCGCATGATGCTCTTCACCTCTGATTCTAAAACGAACAACGCTTGGGTTAGCAGGACCAGAACCCTGCGCAATACGAGACGCAATACCAAGTTTGTTAAGGGTAAGCGCAGTTTCTTTTACAGATTTATTGCGTAAACCCATATTGGTCAAGAGCATTGTATTTTGGATCGCACTACTAAAGACAGGCATAATCTGTTCATCGCCACCGACCAACTCTCTAAGTTGTGGTTCGTCTTTAATGTTGCCAATTTTGACGCTACGCTCTTTGTCTACAAACAATTTAATATCACCGTCTTTGCCAACACGGTAGAAAGGCACGTAGTTATAAGACTTTAGCTCAGCCGCTTTCTTAGGCGTCATGGCTTCGGTCTGTACTAGCCAGTCAATAAGACCATCGTTGTATTGCTTGTAAAGTTTAGCGCCTTGTTCAAAAGCTTTCTTAGCTTCTGGGTTTTTGGCGAGCAACTGTGTCAGTCTTTGATAGTCCGCTTTAACAGCGGCAGTATTATTAAAGTCAAGCTTTTCCCAACCCACTTGCTCAGCACGTTTAGCCGCAAGGTACAGCGTCGCCATAGATTCAATTTGTCTTTCATCGCCTAACTTGGATGCACCAAATGCCTTAGCAACGTTCAACATGTTAGCGCCTTTGACGCTTTTGAATATAGTTTCAACGCCGTCTTTAACTTTGTTCTTTATAACTTGCAAAGGTCCATTAGTCAAAGCCTGAGCCGCATACTGGCTACGTTGTTCACCAAAGCGGAGAAGCCACTCAGCATTTTGAGCCTCTAAAGAACTAATCTCACCCGCACTTAAACCTTTCTTAAATGCTTCAGATAGTGCCGCATGGCGGTCGATGTATTGAACGCGTCCGCGTAAACCCAACACGTTTTCTTTAATTGTGTTGAACGAATCTTTGGCTGTTTGAGGTCTACCCACAATAGAGCTACCGATACCGGCGGCTTCTTTGTTGGTCCTAAATACAGTGCCTTCGTTTGTCGCTTCGCCTACTGCATTCTCCCCGCCTTCAATAACAAACCTTCTGGCGTTGGCAACAAGTTGCTGTACATCTTCATCAGGAACGTATCTGTAGCCAAACGTTTTGTTAAGCCACTGCTTGATAGCGTGAATAATCTTTTCTAGAGCGGATCGCTCAGCAGGGGTTTGTGGTCCACGCTCTGCCATTTCTGCCAATACTTCTTCAACCGCTATAGCTTTATTAAGCTCAGGATTTTCTGCCATCTTAGCGTCGGCTTCTTCACGTACGGCATTATTGCCTTCGTAAATTGATTGCATGACTTGGGAGTATTCCCCACCAAGCATCTTGCGTAAACCGTAGTGACCGGCAACCTCGTGCGCAATAGTCAAAACAATATCTTCTGGACCGTGCAAGTTTCTAGCAATCAAGTAAACCTGATTGGTTGCAGGATCGTAAAGACCGGGAACCTTGCCGTTTTTGTCGTTCCTGCTAATTTGTTCTTGCAGTGCTTTAGGTAGTAAGTCTTCGTTATCGACCGTGATAATGTTGGGTACGTTCTTCCAACGCTCAACAATCTTATCCACCCACTTGTTAACAGATTCGACGTCCATCGCAGGACCGCCCTGAGTGCTTGTACGGAAACGCGGTGTATAAAGTGTATCTTCCTCGCCTTGTGCACGTGTAGTACCTTTATATTCTTTAGCCAGTCTGTTAGCTTCGCGTGTCTCTCTTCTTGCTCTCTCTTCTTCGTTCTCAGGCGCGTGTTGTAAATATCGTATCTGCTCAGGTGTAGCACGTGTTCCGGCTATAATTTCATTGCGCGCATTAGAAGAAGTGCGGCTTTCAGGTGAACCTGTACGTTCTTCTTTTTTGGCTGAAGATACTTTACGTGTCTCTTGCTGTGTGCGTTTAGATTTAATCTGTTGCGTTGTACCACTTTCAGCTAACGCTTTTTGCATGCGCTCAACTGCTTGATTCAATGCTTCTTGATAGTTCTTTGTTTTTTCGCCTAACTCAATTGCTTTTTCGTAAGCATCGTAAGTAGTTTGAGCACGTAGGTTATTAGCGGCTTTTGGATCTTTCTTTTTAAGTTTCGCAATTTCTTTATTGCGGTCCGCCATAAACTTTTGATACTCGTCAGACTCTACACCGTTGGCGTGCGCAATGCCGCGCATCAAGTCAGAAGCAGACGCTTCTTTGGCTACTTCACCCTTATTAATACGCGTTGCTGTTCTTGCTTCACGGGATTTGTACGCGCCTGGCTTTGCAGGATTTTCTTCTGTACTTTCTGCAATTTCTTTTTTTGTAGGCGGCTTGATTAAAGACTTGCGTTGACGTTCTTCTGTTACGCTTTGGGCTTCTACTTCTTTTGTGGTATACAAACTTCTGCGCAGTTTTTCTATTTGATCTCTGGTTTCTGTAACCTTGGTCAAAAGATTGTTATATGAAGCAAGTATTTTTGCTTGTTCTTTTTTAAGCTTGTTTTTCTCCATGTCCGTCATTGGACGTGGGGCAGGTGGTTTACCTTTACCTAGTTGTGCGTTTAATAACTGCGCTTTTTCTGCGGTGGTCAAAGCTGCTTTGCCTGCGTTCAATTGATTTTGAATAGTGTCGTGTGCTTGTCCTAACTCTTGCATTTGCTCAACTATAGATTTAGCTGAGTTGCCTTGTGGTTTTTCAATTGAGTTTTTAAGCGCAGTCATTTGCTCATCTGCGGCATCAAACTGTTCGTTGGTGGCGCTTAAAGATCTTTTACGTCCGGGTAACTCAAGACGTTCTTCAGATAGTTGACGTGCTGCTTCTGTAGCTTTTGCATGTAAAGAGTTGTCAGGAATAACTTCAGCTTCTTTTTCAGTAGGCGTTATTTCAGCGCGCAAGCCTTCTGGCCTAAAACTGGCTGGTTTAGGATTAGACATACCAAGCGCAAACGCGTTGGCAACATCTTGGTCTGTGGTGCCTTTGACTGCTTGACTCAGATCATAAGCAGAATTTCTGACTTGATTCTTACGCATGTTCTCTTGGGAGAACAAATCACCAGTTTTGTTGTCTTCTGGTTGTAACGCAGATACTTGTTCAGGTGCTAAAGCAGCAGACTGTTCAGGTCTACCAAACATGTCAATTGTCTCGCCTTTAGGCGTAGCCGCTGTGTTTACTACACGTTGACGGTTTTGAATGTCAGCAAGCAACTTATTCTTTTGCGCAACTAAGTCTTGAATTTTTGCAGTAATTGCGGGGACAGCCGAGTAATCCTGAACATTTTTATCTGTAGCTTTCTTTAACGCATTTTGATGGTATTCAATTTGTTTATCAAGAGCCGTTACTTGGTCGTTCGCTAATGCAAGAATTTTTTCAGGTGTGTCTGTTGCATCAGACTTCATCTGCTCGGTATTGGGCGCAACGCCTCCTGCCATAACAATTTGTTTTGCTAAACCGTCAATCCGTTTGCCAACATCGGCATGCTGTTGAACCAGTCGGTTTGCAGTATCGTGATCGTTAGCAGCTCCTGCCTCAGCTATCTGGTCGGTAAGAGATTTGTGTTGATCACGTAATTCTTTGTGCTCGTCCATCATATTGATGACGTCTGGAAGCGTGCCGGGTTCCTGCATGTTAGGCAGTGGTGGCGTGTAGCCTAGCTGTAATAACTGTTCTTTTTCAGGCGAGGTTTGTTCTTGTTGTTGCTGCTGTTGTGCAGCAAGGTTTTCTCTAGCTTCCGAGCGCTGAGACAATCTACCTACAGCACCCATAGGTGCAAGGAGTCCTACTTGATAAGCTGTTTCACCGTATTCTTTGAGAGCGTCAGGACTGGTTAAAGAAAGTCCAGCTTGCGCACGCTCAAGCATTTGTTGGGCAACTTCAGTTGGGACCTCGGCAAGCGCGCCTGTTGCAGTACCTTTAGCCAACGTAGTGAGCAATCTTTCTTCGGCAAGTTTTCCAACGCCTGCACCACCTCTAGTCAATGCGTTAAGGGGTATGCCGGTCAGCTTACTGACTAACGATCCGCCAAGCGGAATAGCTTCCGCCGCAACATCAAGCGCGGCTTGTGGTACTGCATACGCAGCAGCTTTGCCTTTGTTGATATTAATATCTTGACCGGCTTGCTGTTGTTCTTGGGCTTGGCGTTCTACGTTGCCGCCAAACTGTTGTAAGTATGCAGGAGCGGTAGCGCCTAAAACACCACCAAGAATTGCGCCTGCGCCTGTACCTGCGCCGGGTTCAAGTGCTGTACCTGCCATTGCTCCAAGACGCGCGCCTGTTGCAATTTCTGCAAAGTTAGGAATTTGCTGCGCCAAAGCACCGGGGGCTTGTTTAGCAGCTTCCCATGCGGCAGGTAGTATGCCTTGCTTATGGTAAATGTCTTTTACTTTTTCAATGTCCGTGACAGGTGCATACTTCTTGTCAATTTCTTCTTGACGCTCAAGTCCTGCTTTAGCAGCTTCGTTAGCGTTGCCGAATGCTGCGCCTAGACCTGTGCGGCTCGTAGACAACAGCGATTCAAGACCAGAACCAAACGCACCCATAAGTCCGCTCTTAGGCTTTTCGGCGGGGACGTTTGGCATACCACCAAAAGCTTCTGGAAATTCTTTGTATGCCGCACGTAAAGCTTGTCCATGCGTCATATCATCGGGCGCTTCATAATAAGCCCCGTTTGGCAACTGTAAATAATTAGGCATTATTAACTACCTTTTTGAATTTAGAATGGCAGCGCTGGGTGGGGGCGGCGTTTTTCCATAACCACCAGCGTTGCCACCTTGCGGCGCAAACCCTGCGCTTGAAAGACCTTCTTCAACATACAATTGTGCTGTGGGGTACGCTTTAAGGAAAGCTTCATTAGGTTGTCCCAAATTTCCGTTAGGGTATGCAAGTTGTGCCCATTTAGTATACAACTCTGTGGCGTGTTGTTTGGCTATGCCCATGTTGTAGCCTGCCTGCACATCACCTTTACCAAGAATACGCGCGGTGGCGATAGCTTCAGGTTCTTTGTTTAACATAGCGTTTGTAGTAGCTACGTGCGTCTGCGCATTTAAGTTTGCAATTCCAGCATTAAGCGCGTTGGTATTAGATGATTGAAACATGTTAGAAGCAATACCACCAAGAGCGGTGTTCATGTTATTATTTGCATCAAACAAATGTCCTTTGAGTCCCATATGTGCATTAAACGCATTATCTTCAAACTGCAGAGAAGAGTTTATGTCGTTGTTAAGCTGCGCATCACGCATGTTCTCAAGATTACTGCGTACGTTTTCACGAGCTTCTTTAGCTTTCTCTAGATCTTTAAGACCTGCTTTATAGGCTTGGACACCTTCTTTAGCGTTGCTAATATTCGGTCCAAAGAAAGGTGAAGTGCCACCCAATACAGCAAGTCCTGCTTCAAGCATGCTTGAGTTTTTTAAATCTGAAAGTCTTTGCGTGTCTTTTTCATCTTCTTTATTTAACCGTTCTTCCTGTTTTTTACCAAGTATTGGACGTCCTGCCAACTCCGCATCCCTTGCAGCTCTGCGCGTATTTGTTTGATTTTCAAAATAACTATCTAAATTTTTAGCTTCTGCGTTCAAATCGGCAGGGTTTAAAAACTGTGTTGCGTTTTTCTTTGCGTCGGCAGCACTCATTGAACTTGTTGATAACAAGTTTGGCAGACCCACTTGAGGCGCCTTATAAGTATAAGGAGTTGTGTTTTGCTGCTGCCCATCAGGATTGCCGTTTGCCGCTATGTTATCCTTGCTTGTAGGACCGTTAGTTACAGCGCTGCTGTCAGGCAAGTTTTGCTGAGCTTGCAAAAACTGAGATAGTACGCCTGGACTCAGTCTAGGATATTGTTGCCCGCCAAGCACTGCGCCTGAATTAGCATTGGGATATCCTGTAAGACTTGCGCCAGAACCGGGGGATTGCTCAAGTAATTGAAGTTGTGTTCTAGTAAACTTTTGAGAAGGGTTAAGTTGATTATCCCTGTATATACGCGGATCTTGCGTGCCTAAAGAATAATCAGCTGCGGTAAAAGGGCCGCTTTGATACGAACCAACAGGTTGCTGTCTATTGTCTGCAAAATGTACAGCGCCATCATCCTCGGTATCCATAGTGATACCGCCTTTTTTAAACGCTTTCAAATTGTTAGCGGGTAATTTATCAATACCGCCTTCTTTAATTTGTCCGCCCTTTTTATTAGCTTTAGTACCGAGTTGACTTGCACCGTATCCAGCCATACCCAAACCAGCAACTTGCGACAAAGTACTTGGCGCGGCTTGGTAGTTCATTGTGGTTGTGTTTGTAGGCGCTCCGGTATACATGCCTTCCAACTGTTGCAGTTGTTGCATTGGATACGCTTGCATCGTACTGTAATTTTGATTTGCAGTATTGTAGATATTTTGCTGTTGTTGCTGTTGTTGAGCACCATAAGCGTTTTGCAAACCTGCAATATTTTGTGCTGCGTTTTGCTGTTGTGAACCAATATTAGCAAGATTAGTTGCTTGATTGCCTGCTTGACCGTATCCGGCTTGTTGTGCATTGACACCCGTTAAACCAGTTTGAGCACCTTGTATACCTTGCGCAGTACCAGATAAACGTAAGTTTCCTGCACCAAGTGCTGTGTTAAGACCTTGCTGTGCTCCTTGTAAGCCTTGCTGATACGCTGACAATCCTGCCAGTTGTCCTTGTTGCCCTTGTAGTGCAGTGTTAACACCGGCTTGTCCTGCAGCCGAACCTTGCAGACCAACCCCCGCGCCTTGCATACCAAGGCTTGCTGCATTTTGCATGTTCTGATTAGCAACGTTATATGCTTGGTTATACGCATTACTCGTTAATTGATTGCCGGCTAACAACTGATTTTGTTGATTAAGGGATTTTTGTAGCATAGCCCCTGATCCACCAAAAGCACCGGCTTGTATAGCGTTTGCATCATTTTGGTTTTGTTGCATGCCGTACTGCTGATTAAGCAATTGCATTTGTGGCGCAAGCGTAGACTGTAAATATGGGTTCATATAAGACTGTACGGCACCTGGGTTTTGTGCTTGTTGTCCATAAGACTGCCCAGCGGCAGCGCCTTGCGCTCCGTAGTTAGCGCCTTGTTGTCCATACTGCAAACCTAATTGGCCTGTATTTGCCATATTTTGACCAGTTTGCAAACCAATATTGCCTGCTTGAGCCGCTTGTGATCCATAACCTTGTGCTTGATTGGCTACATTTCCTGCAAGCTGCCCTGCTTGTTGTGCCCCCTGTGCTCCGTACTGTGCACCCATCTTGCCATATTGTCCAGCTTGCCCTGTAGTGTTTAAAGCGCCTTGCCCCGCTTGGGTTGCCATGTTTGATGCTGTGCCGTATTGACCGGGCACTTGCATGTTAGCCGCTGTAGTAAATGATTGTTGTTGCAAAGGAGTAAACCCGGCGGTTGTGCTTTGCGCCGCCTGATATGCCTGTGACATAGCAGGGTTGTAGTTTGGATTTGCTTGGGGAACACCTGATGCATCAACAATAGTTTTTTGATTTACTGTTGGATTGGTTGCGGTATTGGTATTAAAAGGTGTATACCCGCCTTGATTTCCTAAATCAGTCGGCGCAGTTGGTGCTGCTAGGCCGTAAATATTGTTTGCGCCCCCAACATTGTTGTACATTTGCATTTGCTGGTTGTAAGCATTTAACTGTTGCCCGTACTGAGGAAACGCGTTTGATAAGCCTGAATTGATAAGCTGTGATACACCCGCCTGTGCCCAAGGCGCAATATTAGAAACGGTATTAGACGCGCTTGTTGCTGAAGGTGTGCCCCCACCCCCTCCGCCACCACCCAAATACAGGGTAAACATATTTAAAAAATTAAGGGGGTTAAAC